CTGTCTTTGGCAGGATAACCCCACCTGTTTAAAGTTGTACACACGAAAGCCCTAAACATAGTTCCATCGTCTGCTGGCATTGTTGTCATGGTAATTAACTCATCGACAATACCGGGCAATTCACGCCCTGTCTTTGCACCTTCGATTTGAAGATCAAAAGTAATACGACCATAATCGTCTGTCTTCTCATCAAGGATACCAACAAAGATTACGTTCTTCTCACGAATATGTTGGAGATGAGTAAGCCATGCCATCATCTCACGACCCTGCATACCATACACTGCACGAGTGTCTAGTTTGCCTGTCCGCTCTGATCTTGCTTCTGATGAGTTTTGATTATGTGAGAAACACAGTCTACCTGCAACTGTGATACTATCAATGAAGATCGTATCATACTTGGATAGAAGTGCTGTCGGATCACCGTATGTCTGGCAAACATAATCATAATGAGCCATAGAGTACGGATGATCTTCATGTAACGCTGGATTTCCACCACCAAGGAAGCATGCAAAATCTCTGCATTCCTGCCAAGTTCGTGGCCTGATTACATCAACCTTACACCCTTCAATGGCAGCATCGCCAGCTTCTAGGTCCATGAACAATGTCTTGTCCATGTCCAATGTGCGGACAAGAGAAGTCTTGCCCACACCAGACTTGCCAGCGACCACAATTTTGTGACCGCGCTTTTCGGCAAGTCTTTCTTCTGCGGAAATAATCTTTAACATTAGTTGCCCTCCACTTTCTTAATATCCACAGTGACGCCTTGCAAAGATACAGTACGAGCCTCTGACAGAGATGCCCTGATCTCTGGTGGAGCATTTTGAAACTTTGCCTCTGCAATGCTGTACTTAACAGTGGCGAAGTGTTTTGCCGTATCCTCATCTAAAGAATTGAGAACACGCAACAGAACAGTTTCATCCCATAAGACCTTCTTACGAAAATCAATAGTGACTTTGAAATCACCAACCGTGATGCTTGTTTGCCCAAAGTCTTTACCTTCTTGAGCAAGTTGCATAATCGCAGTATCTTTGAACTGATCTTTGATAGAATTGTTGACAATCTTCAGTTCTTTTTGAAGATCATCAATTTTAGATTTGATATCTTCACGCTTTTCAAATACAGCGGAAAGATCGTTTGGATTGTTGATAGCGTTCATTTAAACCTCCTATGTCGCTAAACATGAAGGCAAAGTAACAATGCAATCTTTTCAAGTCAAGGGTATTTTTAAAAAATTATTCCTATTTTTTTTAGAAAGATAGATATCTATATCAAAAACAGCCTTCATCAATTTTTTTTTCAATTTAAATTCAGGCGTTTCCACACCTTTAGCGTCTTCAACTATTTTAGTTTCGTTGCCGTACTCATCTACCTGTATATATCTAAAATCTGCAACGTACTTACATATCTTCATATTGTTTACTGAGATATCATAAGGTATCTGGCGTTCCAGATTTACAATGTATCCAGCACGTTCCATAGCGGTAAGTTCGCCCCAACGTTCTGCCTCCCACTTAGAGTCAAAAGTAATGCCCATGAACGTGGTTTTTCGTGCGCCATACTTACTCTTGCGTTTGTGGGTGTACATGATATTATACCTTACTTAATGGGTTTTCATGGGAAATTATAATGGCTGATACAAAGGAATACAAGTCTGTTGCAGTGGATTTACCAACATATAGCAGATTAAAAAAGTTAGCTGAAGATGAACACAGAAACGTGCGTCAGCAGATAAGTAAACTTGCTGCTGATGCTTATGAAAACAAATATGTTAGTAAGGGATTAGGTTCTACTAAGCAAGATCTCTAATACGCTTGACCAAACGCTTTGCGCGGTTTGGCACTTGATCGTGCCAGCGGCTGTCTACCATCTCATCTGCCGCTTTGTTCCAATCACGAGCGTCTATACCAGCTTTCATGCCTTTAAACTTAGACAGGCGTGGTCTGCCCATATTGAACATCATATTGGCAATGACTAGCTGTGCCTCTTCTGGTAGATCATCAAAGTCGTCATATAAAACCTTGCAGTCCTCTATAGTCACTGCAATATCCAGACTGAATCTTTGACGGACACGTTCTTCATCGACAGGTGTGCCGACAGGCTGTCCACACTCAGGATCACCGTCCTTGATCAATGCTCCAATTCCGAATGTGGGCAGACCAAGATGATCCAAATAAATTTCAAACTTACAGCCTTCGTCCTCTGCAAGCTCTTCACGCAATTGATCTATGTTCATTATAGTAATCCTGCTGTTGCTCCACGAATGCCAAGAGCTTGTGCTACCGCTGGGTTGTTTGTTGCCATTTGACGAATCTTACTCTTATCAAATGTTTGCGGCTGAACAGGTGCAATTGTTCCTGTTTGTGGTATAGGCTGCGTTACATCAACTGCACCAAGGCCTGATGCTTGTATAGGAGAAGTTGTCGCAACAATTTGTTCAGAGTCTTGTTGTATTGGTCCTGATGGCGCGATTGCGGCTCTTATTCCGGCTTGCCTTATTGGACGCATGGTGGCTCCCACACCAACTACAGCAGCATCTAAAGCGTTTGCTACTTTGCCACCAAATCTTTGTGGATCTGGCAATCCTTGACCCTTTCTAGCAAAAGCTTTCATTATTCTTTCATTTGCAAAAAGTTTAGAGGTAAATGTCATGCGAGCTTTAGCTCCGGCCTTACTTATTGGATGAGCGGCAAAAGTTGCTGCTACAATAGCACCTTCTTTACCTACATCTCCAAGATATGCTAAATCACCAGCAAATTGCTTTAAACCTTCAGCAGTTTTTTCACCAAGCAAAGCGTTTAATACACCCGGCTTATATTGTTTATTAACCAATCTATCCAAAGATAGAGCTTTTGTGGTGTCGGTAAATACATCATCACCGACAGAGCTTACAATATCATTTAAAACAAATTGTTTTATAGTGTCTAAAGCCTCTGGGTCGTCTTTAAAGAAATTTTTAATCTGATTAATTTCAGTTATACTCCTTGAAGGACTTGCAATGTATGCTGCTGCGTCTTCTGGACTTAATATACCTTCATTAAAATCTCTTATTACTTTTGTTTTTTGTGCTGCACCAAGAGCTTGTTTGGCATCTGCCAACTCTTTTAATGAAGCTATCAACGGTTTGTCAGCATCGAGTGTCATAATTCTTTGAACAACGTCAGCATCAATTTTATTTGGGCCTGACTGAGCTATTGTTTTAGAAAGATTCTGCACTTGAGGCCAACTTTCTCCAAAAAGTTCTCTTCCTGTTGTCCCTAAACTGTCTATTTGCGCCATAAAACGCATGCCATTAAAAGATGCTGGGTCCATGAGATCAACGCCTGTACGTTGCATGGCATCATCTAAATACGCACGAGCCAATTGACTACGAACAATTTCTGGGTTGTCAACGGCAGCAAAAACAGCTTTTAACCTCTCTGGAGAGTTTGGTCGTATTACTTTTTTAAAAAATTGATCGACATTAAATCTAGGATCTTTTGATGCTGCTTTAATATTTCTAATAACACCGAACTTTTGCAAATCATCAAAGACTTTTAAACCTTCACGATAAGTGTTGAAAGCCAGTTCTCTTTGTTTTGCAATAGCAGATAATTGTTTTTTCTGACCTCTTGCTAAACCTTCTATTTCTTTTAAATTTACAGCTTCTAGTGTTGAGTCAAAAGCTGCTCTTAATTTAAACAATTGTTCGGTTGTCGCGCTTCCAAGATCATTATCAAATAAGGCATCATTTACTAATTTTCTTTGATTAGCTATTTGTTCAAAAGAAGCCTTTCCCTTGCCTTTTGTAGAAAGTTCTTCGATGCCTCGCATTGCCTGTTGAACTGGTTGTGGTAAAACGCTACGCGAACCAACAACTTCCTCTAAATCTTTAACGGCACCCTCTAAAATATTCGTATTTATTATTCTGGCTTTAGCTCCATCTTTAACTGCTCCCGATGCGTCTTCAAACTGAAGCTTGCTTAACATTTCATCCATTACGCGAAATTGACTACCACTTACACGACTAAAGTTTTGAAATGCTCCTGTTATTGCTTGCAAGGTAGAATCATTTATATCAAACCCCTCATCAAGAGACCTTTCAATAACATTAATGCTGTCCTTTACGGCTTTCATGGATGCGTCAGACGCTTCTTTTTGAGCTTGTTTTAGTTCTGTAAACCTACGTCCTGCAACATTAGAAAATGCTGCTCCAGCATCGTCAATCTCAGCCCTGCCAACAATATTTTTTAATTCTTCAACCTTATTTAAAGCAAAGTTAGTATTTTTTAAAACACGAGTTGTATCTTTTGTTGCTCCTTCTGCAAGTTTTTGAGCGTAAGATAAAGTAGCTGGTGCGCCAAGTCTTTCCAAACTAGGGGCGGCTCCTTCCTCTATTAATCTAGCACCACGTTCAGAACCCTCAATAGTCGCTTGCTCTAACGGTTTTGACAAAGCACTTTTGCCCATATTTAAACCACCACGAATTGCATTAAAGGTACCCAGAGTAACAAGTTCAACAGTTCCTGCAATTGCGGCTTCAGTTGCTACATCTCCAGCCACTTCTCCTAATGTTTGTTTTTGAACACCAAGAAGAGATTCAATACCCTCTTCTATAGTTTGTCCCGCAGCCGCTCCAACCGCTGCCCCTGCTGAAGATCCAATTAAACCTCCGGGCAAGCCTAATATCGCGCCAGCGACTGACCCTATGGTTTCTGGTAAAATACCTGTAAGATCAGCTATGTCACCAACAGAAAATCCTTCATCCTCAATAATTAAGTTTCCAGTAATATTTTTCATGCCTCTTTTACGCTGACCTTCTGGCGTCAAAGCAAGCCTACCGAAAGAATCTCGTGTGTAACCGTCTATTCCCACTTCTTTAGCAAGAATAGCTTCTTGTTCTTCAGCAGTTTCGCCAAAAGATATTTTGGCTCTTAAACCAGAATCGGCACCAGTTTCGTAATCAAAACCCTCATCACGAGATGAGGATTTTGTTTCTGCTAATATGTCTTCAAATGTTCTGGCTTTTGTCGATTTAGGCTTAACACCAAAGAACTGACTTTCTATTTCAGAAAATTCTTGTTGAGTAGGTTCATCGCCTTCAATTTCTACTCGTACAATGCCATCTGGGGTTTCTACGCTTATGATACCCATTATATGAACCTATTGCTGTGCCGGAGGTTTTTGTCTTCTGTAGACACCATCTTCACCCAAGGTGAACCCCTGCCCAGCAGATGATGCGCTACCTCTGTTTATATTAGTGTAGTTTCCTAAAGTGGCATAAGCTTCCTCAATTTCATTTCTTCTAGTGCCAACGATATCTTTGTATAACATACTAAGCTTTTGCACCAATAAAGCCTCGTCACCTTCTGTAAATGATATCTCACCAACAATCTCCGAAACCATTCTACGGTCATTATCAGATAAAGTTTTTCCTGATTCACCAAGAATTTCAGCGGCGTTTTGAGCCTTCAGTTTAGTTAACATAACTTGTATTTGCTTAACGGGGTCTGTTTCTCCGCCAGCATCAAGCCCCAAATTTCTAAGCCCCTGAACAATTGCACTTCTCGCTTGAGCGGGTGCAGAGGTGCTAGTTTGATTTAACAAACCTCCTATTGTAGTAAATAATTCTTCGCCTCTTGCAAGACCTTTTTCCATTCTAGCTATTTGTTGGAGCGCTTGACTTGGATCAGAAATCAAAACTGGCTTTGCTGTTGAAGATACGTTTCTGTCAGGTAACTGCACTAACAAATCTAACCCTTTTGCTCCACTAAACAGTGGTATTTTTTGTGAACCTTTCTGATATACTTTTTTAGCCTCTGGAGTTTTTAAAGCTTCTTTCGCAAGTTCAGCATAATCAGATGCTTTAACAATTTCGTATTCACGATTAAAATCTTCGTTAGTATCAAGGTTGTTTAATTCATAGGAATTAAGTCTTTCAAAACTACCTTTTCCTTTTGTAATTGCTTCTACAACACCAAGAGGGCCACCTATTTTACCTTTTGGTATAATATAAAAATCTTCACGAGCCATAGCTGCGGCTTGATCTTCTTTCTTGCGACCAAGCGCATACTCTCCGGCTTTTGCACGAATTGCTTTAGCGTTAGCTCTTGCTTTCTCTAAAGCTGGCAACGCTTTCTCACCAGCAGCGCCAGTTGCAGATAATATCTGACCTACATCAAAACCTTTACCAGCTTTGTTTTGCATCAAAGCCAAACCAAAAGCCATTAAAGCCTGACTGTTGTCTGGCTGACCAGAAATATCTAAACCAGTGGCATCAGCAAATTCTTTCATATATGCAGCGTAGTCTTTAGGAGCCACACCGGGCCTAGCTGATTTAAGGTATTCATCAAGAGCGTTAACAGTTGCTTTTTTTGCTGGGTTATCAGCGCCCGGAACTTCATTTTTGGTTAGATCTTCTGGTTCAGGTCCATCCATACCCGCTTTGAATCCTTTATTTTCGGACCCCTTGCCATAAATAAAATCATCACTTCTATTAGGAAATTGTTCGCGTATCCTTCCAGCCGCAGCTTGTTGATCTGCTAAAGAACCTTTTAAATCTTCTGGGCTTGGACCATCCATACCTTCTTCAAGTATTCGGCGTTGTGGTAAGTTGCCAAAGCCATCTGTTGGAGCCACTATTGACCCTATAGAATCTACCAAATCACCAAAAGCTGTTTGTGCCTCTGGTTTGATTATTGCGTCTAATATACTTTCTCCAAGGCCTTTATCTGGTTGCATTAATTCTGACACAGTTTCAGATGGCAAAATATTCGCAAGTCCTGTGGACGGAACTTGATTTAATCCTATATTACTACCGCCCGGAACTGGAGATAGTGGATTTGTGTTAGGTAATACACCTTGACCAGAAACAATGCTTTGAAGATTCTGTGTGAAAGTGGGACGACCAGTAATACCACCTGATGCTATATCAATAGGTTTTACCTGACCAATACCAGAACCTTTTACTGAAGCAACCATTTATATATATCTCCTAATTGGAAGACGCGCCGCCGCTAGGCTTAATACCTTGCAGAGTCGTATAAGCG